GTTCCTGAATCATCCTGACTCATCCTCCGTAGAGGAGCCGGGTACACTAGGACTCTATACCTAGCTTAACATAAAGAACGGACTCATCAAGTCCTTACCCCTTGGCAGGGCCCTAAAAAGCTTAGCGCTTCTGTTAAGGGACCACTTAGGCCTACCGGTTATAACCGATTGGCCCTCGCCAGTAATCTCTACGCGTCCTTTCCTAAGACGGTAGTGACTATCTTCCGAATGCTCTGTAAGCAAAGTACGCCAAAGAGCCCACTGAGGGCTCGGCAGCGACTCGCTATCAAAGCCTTTGCATAACAACCTACGTGGCAAGCCACTAAACGCACTGTCCCAGATATAACTATCCAGGACTTCCGTTGGTTCCCCAAAGACTAAAAACTCTTTGGGTACATAGCCTAGCAACACCTTAAGGGTGTCGCGATAAAGGCTAGCCGGTATTGGTGCATTCGCTGAAGCCAAGTTCATCATGTTGACGTACTTGTACAAATCAGCTACTGTGCGAATAGGTTCTTTCACAAAGCACGGCCTGACATTCGTTCCATGTAGGAAATCGGCACCACAACTTTCCCGAAAATTACCCTCGGAAAAGCTTTTAAGTTCATTGGGCTCAAAGCCCAAGACCTTAAGCCTAGCTATTACCTCACGGTAGCAGCATTTTGGCACTATGATGTCGTCTCCATAGACTCTCCACCTTCCTTTTACAAGACCCAGGTCTTTGCAAACTGACCTAACAATGGCCGCGTAAAAGACAGTCTGAAGGGAGAAAGTCAAGGCGTTACCCATTGCGCTGAATTTTTCGTTCAGCCATAGCGATTTATCGGGCATAAGTGTGAACTTAGCTCGATTCGCATTCAATAGGCGGGCCCATGGCCGACTAAAGGTCATAGGAATCAAACCATATGCTATACGGTTTGACGCGTCAGTAAGATCGATGGTACAAGGAATGTCACCATCATGCACAGATCCAAGGCGCGCTAAGCGCTGATTTGGAAGTTGATCGGAAAGATCAATATTCCATGCATCTGACAGCTTATGACGGATAAAACCATCATAACCCTGCTGTATCCATGTCGACAAAGAGCCACCCACGCCAATCGTTCGCCGAGTAGCGAGCGACTTAGGAACGGTGGCATATTTCTCATGGTCGATCCACTGGACTTGTTTCATCGCTAAGTCCACTTCTGTAGTGCTTAGCGGGTTCCCTAAAGAGCGGAACTCTCGACCCGTCACTGATGTAAGAACCACTTTACCCATTGGCGTGTTTTTAAGCAACCAACGGACATCGTCTACCTGAGAAGGTAGAGCAGATGGATTCACACATTTAAGAATTGGATCAAGCTCATCTCTATGGGTGGAAAGGGAAACCCCAGGTCCAAATTTACAAAAACGACTCACCCGAGAAAACTCAGGTGGAAATTCACCTAGCAACTGATGAATTTCATCTCGAACTTTTGAGATAGTCATTCCCAAAGCACTTTCAGCTTCGCTAAGAGGGTGCATTTTTAAGTGCCACAACTTAGCGTTTTGCTCCTTGCAAAGCGCTTCAGAGCCTTTCCAACTAGCCAAAGCCTCTTTGTCTTGGGCTCGGCGCCACTGCGGAATCTCTAACTCTAGCTTTTTGAAAAAGCTACAAGCTTGAGCTATCCGATAATAAGTGGCCGGGCACCCAAAATCACGGGCAGCAGGAAGGAGGGCCTCGTACTCTTTCGAAACTCGAGGTACATCTAGGATCGAATCGACCCTATAAGGAGCTTCGTTCGC